AAATTTAGATTGGGTTAGATGTTATGCCGAAGGTAAATATACTTATGTCCAGGAAGGAAGACCAGTATGGTCAGAATATGATGATTCAACAATGTCAGCCGATCTTATGGTTGATGACAATGTACCAGTACAAATTGGACTAGACTTTGGTTTAACACCCTCGGCTGTCTTTGCTCAAAAAATGCCGTCAGGAGCATGGCATATTCTCCATGAGATTGTAACCTTCGATATGGGTCTTGATCGCTTTACCAACCTTTTAAAATCTGAAATGGCAATACGTTTTCCTAAAAATGAATTTATGGTTTGGGGTGATCCAGCTGGAGCATCAAGAGATGGCATATACGAGACAACGTCTTTTGATTTTTTAAAAACACATGGCATTTACGCAAGACCGACAGCAACAAATGATTTTAAAGTCAGACGAGAAGCTGTTGCCATGCCGATGAATAGACTTATCCAGGGCAAGCCTGGGTTCTTGGTCAACAGAAAATGTATGAGACTTAGAAAGTCTTTGTCAGGAGGGTATCATTTTACCAGGGTCGCTGTTGGAGCTGGTCATGAAAAGTACAGAGACAAGCCCAATAAAAACGAACATTCCCATGTTGGTGACGCTTTAGGCTATTGCCTTCTTGGTGGGGGTGAGATGAGACGAATGACAAGAGGAACAAGAACCTATTCGCAGCCTTTTGTCGCACAATCTGATTTTGATATTTTTGCATGAGGTGATTTATGTTTACAGCAGAAGAATTAATGGATGTCATGAAAGTCGATGGTATCCAAAGACGAATAATACCTTTTCATCAACGTCATATCCATATGGCAAAATTAAGGAACTTTGAACAAGACCTGGTCGATAGTTACGGCAGACCCCATATTTCAGATTATTCGATTGATGGCCTGTCCTACACTGCAACCTACAAATCAAAAGTGATTGTTATGTTCGGATTATACCCCTTGTGGAAAGGTGTAGCTGAAGCCTGGATGCTCCCCACAGAACATTTAAATGATAGCAAGCTGATATTTCACAAGGCAAGTTTAAGGTTTTTTGAGTATGCTTCTGAGAAATTAAAGCTACAAAGAGTGCAAACCTACGTTTGTTCTACTAATGTTCGTGCCATTAAATGGATGGAGATGTGTTACTTTGATAGGGAAGGATTATTAAAACGATATGGTCCTGATCAAAATGATTATTATGTTTATGGGAGATTGTTCTAATGGGTGGTTTATTCGGTGGTGGTTCAGCTCCATCAGGTCCTTCTCAAGATGAGTTAGATGCACAAGCTGAAAGAGAAAGACGAGCATCAGAAAAAGAGAATGAAGAAAAAAGAAAATTAGCGTCACGAAATATTGCTCGTGGTCGTGGCAGAGGACCAAACAGACAACTCATGACGGCATTAGCTGGAACAAGAGAATTACCCAAAACAACTTTAGGACCACAACGTAACACGAGAACATGAGGTCATACCCTAGAAATCCTAAAAAGTTTGAGAAAGGTTTGCCAGTTTGTGATCGTTGTCGAGTTGCAATGGTCGAAAAAGAAAAAGAAAGATATGAGTGTCCTGTATGCAAGGTAAAGAAAAATGGTCGCTAAAAAATATCAAAACCCTAAAGGTGGATTAAATGAAGCTGGTAGAAAATTTTTTAAAAGAACTGAGGGAGCAAATTTAAAACCACCGACAAAAACAACTAAGAAAGGAACAAAAGATTTTAAAAGAAGAGTATCATTTGGAGCAAGATTTGGTGCAAATCCTGGACCTGAATATGATGAAAAAGGAAGACCAACGCCATTACTTAGAAGTCTAAGAATGTGGGGATTTAGGTCAAAAGAAAGTGCTAGAAATTTTGCAAGAAGAAACAAAGGGTTGATGAGTGCATGACAAAATATACACCACAAGAATTGAAAAAAAGATATGAGAGTGCTGAACGGCACAAGACGCACTGGAGGTCTATTTACGAAGATGCTTATCGATACGCTCTACCCAATCGTAATCTCTATGATGGATATTATGAAGGCAGAGTGCCAGGTCAAAATAAGATGTCTCGTGTCTTTGATTCTACAGCAACTCAATCGACACAGAAATTTGCTAATAGGATTCAAAGTGGCTTGTTTCCTCCACAACAGCAATGGTGTCGATTGAGTCCTGGCGAAAATATTCCTGAAGATAGACGAAACGAAATACAAGCTATGCTGGATCAATACACCAAACAAATGTTTTCAGTGATGAAACAATCTAGGTTTGATATGGCTATGGGTGAGTTTCTCATGGAGCTTGCTGTTGGTACAGCTGTTATGCTGATTAAGCCAGGAGATGAAGAAGAGCCAATACGTTATGAGACTATCCCTACTTTTTTTATTTCTTATGATGAAGGTCCAAGAGGATCAGTTGAGAATATTTACAGAAGAATTAGAAGACCCTTTGAAGTTTTAGATCGAGAATATCCTGACATCAAAATTCCACAGAATTTAGCCAAACGATATGAGAATGATCCAACCGAAGAAGTTGAGATGATCGAAGGCACATACTACGATAAATTATCAGGAAGGTATCACTATCAAATTGTAACCGATAATGGTGAAGATGAACTTGTCTACAGACAAATGAATAGTTTTCCCTGGGTGGTTTCAAGATACATGAAAACAGCTGGTGAACGCTACGGAAGAGGTCCAGTACTTACTGCCCTTCCTGACATTAGAAGTTTAAATAAAACCAAAGAACTCGCTTTGAAAAATGCAAGTTTAAGTATCGGTGGTGTCTTTACGGCAACCGATGATGGTGTTCTCAATCCGAATACAGTTAAGATTGTACCTGGAGCAATTATTCCAGTGGCAAGAAATGGAGGTCCACAAGGCGAAAGTCTTAGACCTCTACCGAGATCAGGTGATGCAAACATTTCACAATTTACAGCGAATGAGCTGATATCCTCTGTTAAAACTATAATGCTCGATGAAAGTTTGCCACCTGATAATATGAGTGCAAGATCAGCAACAGAAGTTCAAGAGAGAATGAAACAGCTTTCACAAAACTTAGGTTCTGCTTTTGGAAGACTAATCTCAGAGACAATGTACCCTATCGTAAGACGAACATTATCTGTCATGAATGAGTTAGGTATGATTGTTTTGCCATTGAAAGTGAATGGTGTTGAAGTCAAGATGATGCCAACAGCACCACTGGCTATGGCACAGAATATGGAGAAAGTCAGTGAGGTTTTAAACTTTATGCAAATTGCACAAGGTCTAGGTCCTCAAGGTCAACTATATGTTAACCAAGAAAAAGCTATGGATTATATTGCAGAAAACCTTGGCGTTCCAGCCGAGATACTGACAACCCCTGAAGAAAGACAAGCACTCATAGAACAAGCACAACAACTAGCACAACAACAAGGAGTTATGAATGAACCAGCCACAGAAGCCACAGCCACAGAACAATGAAGAATGGAATGGTATAGACGATCCACCCTCTTCACCTTTTCCAAAAGAAGTTAATGAAATCGACAAAGCTTTTGTCAGAACATTTTCAACAGAAGATGGAGCAAAAGTTCTGCAGCATTTAAAGTTTGCCACACTTGATCAACCCTCCTGGATACCAGGTAATTCACCTGACCAGGGATATATGAGAGAAGGACAAAATTCAATTGTTAGAGAAATTATAGCGAGAATGAGGAGAGCTACAAATGGATGAGGAAAAGAATGTAACCGAAGACCAAGAAGTTAAAGAAGAGCAACCTCAAGGTCTTATGGCTGAAGAAGCCAAAACTATGGAAAGTGAGGATACAAATGAAGAAGGCATCAACACGCACCAAGATGAAAATACTGGAGAAGAAGAAGGCGAAGGCGAAATCTACGAAAGACCTGACTGGTTTCCTGAAAAATTTTGGCATGAGACAGATGGTCCAAACATTGAAAACATGGCTAAAAGTCTTAATTCGCTGGAGAAGAAATTAGGTGAAACAGCACCTGATCAATATGATTTAACAGAAGTTCAGGTTGATCCTGAAGACCCAGTGGTGAAAGCTGTTCTTGATTTTGGTAAAGAAAAACAACTCTCGAACAAATCAATTACTGGATTAATTAATACTGTTATAGAAATTACTGGTGGTGTTCAACAAGAAGAAGAGCTAAATATTGAAAAAGAAAAAGAAAAGCTTGGTCCAAATGCTAATCTTATAATTAAATCAAATATTGAGTGGGGTCAGAAGCTTGTTAAGCAAGGATCATTAACGGCTGAAGATTATGCCGAGTTAGAATTTTGGGGTGGCTCAGCACGAGGTCAAAGATTGATACAAAAGTTCAGAATATTTCAAGGTGAAAAAGATATACCCACTGTTGCTATACCTGGCAATATGCCTGATAAAACAGAGCTTCAAGCTATGGTGGCTGATCCTAAATATCAAACTGATCCAGTGTATAGAAAGAAAGTCGAGAAAGCCTTCGAGGAAGCTTACAATTAGCGTATAAATACTAGATATGTAATCTAGGCTTTACAAACTACTATATCTTGGTGTATCTTGTTAATTAGATCGATAACTCTCGTCAGCCGATCGACTTTAGAAAAAGTTTAGGTCGATTTTTTCGGTAACCCAAACGATGTAATAATTTTAACTATGGAGAAGCTTTTATGGCTACAACACTAAGTCCAGCGTTTGTAACGCTGTTTGAAGCCGAAGTCCATCAAGCTTATCAAGCATCTGCTACTTTAAGAAATGTTGCTCGTATGAGAACTGGGGTAGAGGGATCAACTGCTAAGTTTCCGATTTTGGCTAAAGGTTCAGCTTCTGTAAGAACACCTTCTACAGATGTTGTTCCATTAAATGGTACATTTTCAAGTGTAACTGCAACTCTTACTGATTACATTGCTTCTGAGTATTCAGACATTTTTAATCAGGCAAAGATTAACTTTGATGAAAGACAAGAGCTTGCAAAACTCGTTGGAAATGCAAT